TTTACAAAATGCGGCGGCAGTCATCCAAGCAGAGGTGCCACCACCAACAATCACAATTTTCATGTCTTCTTGTTTCTCTTAATCAAATCTAGGACTTTTCTAGCATAGATAACCTCTTCAGGTGTATGCCAGTCGGGATGCTTTTTAGTATCCTTAATCAGCTTCTTCGCTGCTTTCTTTGTTGATAGTTCTTTTTTCATTAACTTGCCTCCAAGATTTCCATTCGGTTAAGACTTTTGATTTGGCGTATGCCATGTAGTCACCCTTAAATTGTCGAATCTCATCAGCGAGGAAGTCGTTATCCTCAGTAGGTGCAATGCTCTCTAACGCACCTTGGCTGACCATAGTGTGGCAAAATTCATACGCACTTCTATTTATCTCGAAACCCTCATCAATCAAACACAACAGACAAACCTTCCTCTGGTCCATCTTGGATTCGTTGTAGCGCCAGTCTTCAATCATAATCGGACCCAGTGGTGTTTCATTTCAACATTTACATCCTCATGATACCCCCTGTGTGTCATGATGTCAAATGCAATAGTGATACGCTCACCATCCTTTTCCCACCTATCAGTGCCATGCTTCAACCAAGTAGGAAAGAGAGTGATTTTATTATTCACATTCTCAGACGCAAATGGCTCAACTGCATAGGGGTTATAGTAATTAGTATTCGTGCCATCAACTTGGACACACACATGTCCACTGAGATATGCATGAGGACCAAACCCATGACAATGGACTTGTATCTGTTGATTCTTCCTCATTACATTCGCCCAACACTGGACAAAAATACTTTCCTCATATGGTAGTCCCAATTTGGAAACAAAAATATCATGCACTTCCCGAATACCTTCACGAAGTGGTGCAGCATTATCAAACTCTAAGAGATTATATTTGTTTGACCTAGCAGTGAGACTATTCTTACCTAGTTTCGTCCCCCAATCATCTTCAAACTCATACTTACCAATAATCTCCTTCTCCTTCAAAAGAATTTCCTCCTTGAGAGGAGACAAGTCCTGCTCAAGGAGGGTTTCGCATAAGAGATAATCCCAGTATGGAGCAAACGGGTTAAACTGCTCCGACTTGAATTGCAATATTTTTATTTGATTCTTCATAAGACATCCTCTTCACATAGTCATAAGCATACAACTCACGGTTACCTTTGATACCCCAACCCAACCAATAGTAAGCAGGGACCATATACTGTTTAACAGTTTGAGCACCGCCCTCAAACATGGGCAAATACTTCTGGAAGATAGGCTCGTTAATCATGTAACGAGTCTGACATTCCAAACTGCTTGGGTCACATCCATACTTATTCGCAAAAGACCCCAGTCCTTTATAGCGACCTACTGAGGTCCACTGAATAAGACCATAACCCCCGCGAGTGCAATCGAGGTAAGAAACTCTAGCCCCTCCCTCGCATATGTTGGAAATGAATTTGCTCTCTTGTTTAATGTTACCCATAATCGTAGCGAGAGCGTTACGATCTTTGATTCGGGTTTTGTTTTGGATTTCTCGTAAGACATACTGCTCTTCAGGAGTGCCGTCTGGCAATTTCCATTCCATCTTCACCACTGGAATCTGTTGCACTTCAGGTGCAGGTTGAGATTCCGTCTCACCATATGGTGCGGTTGCAGTAAGAAGTCCAGCAGATAATCCAAGAGCCACAGCAGCTAGTGTCATAGGTTTCATTAAACTACCGTCCTAAGGTAACACGCAAAAAGGGGACCTGTCAAGACCCCCCTCACGATATATTCAGTTTATTTATAGGTCACCATACGCCAGGGATGACCTGACCAGTGGTGAAGTATGCTCCCAGGGCAGCGATGAAACCAATCATTGCTGCACGACCGTTAAGTTTTTCTGCCTTTTCGTTAAACATAATAGATACCTCAGAAGATGCCGAAGAAGAATTTACCAGTGATGGCATAGGACAGGAAACCAGAAACGATTCCCACCATTGCCCAGCGACCATTGTAGGTCTCTGCGAATTGTTGGGGCGATTCAAGACCCTTACGGTTGTAGGATTCCACAACCATTTGTGGCTCGCGAGCGAAGATGTTTTGTTGCCCCAGCTCGTTAGTAGTTACAGTCATGTGTAAACTTTTGTGACAGCGACATAACTATATATCAAATGTTAAGATTAGTCAAGTCCCAAGTCAACATTTCCAAACGAAATGACATCGCTACCAGCACCACCATAGATAGGGACTGGACCAGCGGCATGAATCACATCTCCAGAAAAGGAGATAGTGTCGCTAGAGTCATTGGGTGCATCCTTCCAGATGCGATTCAACCCCTGGTAGTGACGCCAGAGCTCTGACAGAGTATTCTCGTCATAGTCATTGTCAAGGGCAACTTTGAATGCTTCACGAGCAGCATTCTTTGCCGATTCAAACTGGTGCTTTAACATTTTCTTTGATATAGCAAGGGACATTATCGGGGTCGAGCCACTTTGTATATTCAAAGTCACTCATTGCAGTATCGAGTTGCATTGCGTTGTCACACAGATACATGTCTCGATATTTACCAGTATAGGAGTCTACCTTTTGAATGCGGTAGTCTGGCATACCATTTAACTCAATAGTGCCTGCCTGCACATAACGATATGGGAAACGCTCAAGCAGGATGGTTGGTTTCTTCATGTAAGTGATTTGTAAACCGCTTCAATATGCATATTACCATGGAAATACCCTGCAACAATCACGGCTAAGTCCAGTATGATGACTGTCACAAAACCAATGAGTGCTCCATGCTTCTCAAACATAGGAAAACCAACCTGTCATAATGACCTTCTCGTGCTCATGGGAGACGCGACCCCTATGGAAGTGGGTCCAATCAGATGGCCATAGGACAGTGTAACCTTTCTTTGCATCCACATATTTCTGCTGATGATACCATTCGGTGCCCCCATCGGGGACATCATTCAGGTAAGTCATGAATACCAGATGCCGATAGATGTTACCAGGTTTACAGTTTGCTCTCTCAGAATGCCATTGCTTAAACCCACCGCCAGGGGGATACCATTGCATGTTGAGAGGTTCTACGATACGAAATTCGGAGGTTTCACACATTGGAAACCTCTCCATGTAATCATCAAGCACCTGTTGTAAGTGCAAGAGATAAGTTTGCACTCGGTCATCTGTGATTTGTAAGGGAATCGCCATGTCTAAAGACTCTTTGAAATCCCTATCAATCGCAGTTAACCCATGCCTAAGACACTTGCCAACTGATGCTTGCAAACAAGATTGGTCACGCCAAAAATCAATCAATCCATCACACACCTCGTCAGGAATATCCCTACCCCAGATAAAATCTTGGGAAGGTGTGCATAGTTTATCATTATAAGTTGTGATTTCTTCAAACATGACCGTTCGGAATAAAGGGATGAACCCGACCAGGGCGCTTTTAGAGTCGTCCCGAGACTTGGGTCATAATGACTCCACCAGGGTAAGTTTTAAGTCGCTTCCAGGACGCCATCAGATAATAGACTGTCAATTAGAATCGAATAATCTTCCTCCACATCGATACCCCAGAATTGGATTCCTTTTTTATCACTATAGAAACGACAAAGTTGAATAAAGAATGATGGATACTCAGTGTCAAGGGCAACTGTGCCATTGACCGCATCACGAAGAAGTTGGAGTCTGTCTCCAAAACGATCTCTAACAGTCATAACTGCTCTCCTATTCTATTGTTACCCCCGTGGGGGATGGGAGATACTGGATTCGAACCAGTGACTTATTGCTTGTAAGGCAACCACTCTACCGCTGAGTTAATCTCCCAAACGTCTCAGGTAGGACTCGAACCTACGACCGACTGTTTAGAAGACAGTTGCTCTATCCAACTGAGCTACTGAGACAAGAGGGGAAACCCTCAGCGATAAACTACTGGGTCCCCTTGCCACATAGAGCGTTTGACTTTATCTACTTTGCCTCTGAGATTGTAGGATACGATTGTGCGCTTGACATTAGACTTATTAACCTCCGCTTCATGAGCGATAGTTGATGGGAAAATAACCATGTCTCCCTCCTGCACCTCTGGCATGTAATCTTCTAGGTTGCCATTCCAAAAATTATTGAATGGCGAAATGAATCTTGTTGGAGTGTGGACCTTAGGATTGAATTCGACGTAGATAACCGAAGACCAACCTGAGTGCCCATGATTATGTAGGCTATGACCATTACCATTAAAGGATGACTGAAACCACATATCAGTAAACTCAACGCGACGTTGGTCGGTGAAGTCTGCTAGATATGGTTTGATGATATCAATCACCGTGTCTGCATAAGGTGGCAGGTCAGGCTCAGCATACCAATCAAAGAAGTCGGTATACACATCACCATTAGATTTTAAGTGCTCTTCATTCAATTCTGGCAACGCATTAAGGATACGCTGCTTATTGTGCTGCCAATCCGCGATGCGATAATGCACCAACGGGACAGTAAACATATCATAAACGCTCATAGACTTTGAATTTCGCGAATACGGTTAGCAACAATCGTTGCATCTTCATACCTACCCTCTTCTGTGAGGGTATGGAGTTTATCAATCAACACCTCAACAGTTTCGTTAAGGAAGTTGTAATCGTCAATCCAGTCGTCCATGGCACCGTCTCAACTACTTAATAATTATATAGCAGCGACAGTGCTCCGTCAACCCCCAAAGTGTTTGATAAACCATTCGGCATCCACTACCACAAGTGGTTTCTTCCGATTCTTTTTCATGAAGAGAATCGGTTGATGGTCCCCCGAGTTAGCAGTCGCTTGCTCATAGGCATCCCACACATTAAGTCTTTCAACATTCTTACATTCAATGCTGAAGGGAAATTTCTTTCTGGCATCTCGTGCCATGATGAGGTCCTCTCCACCAGCGCCCATGCTTCGAGATTCAATATCTTCAGGGTGAATATCTCTATGCTCAATGAGCATATCTCTAACCCATTTTTGAAAGTTTCTCCCCTTTGCCTTGGCGCTTTGTGGTTTCATTTAATCTGTGTATCCATCATCATCGTCCCACTGGTCATAAGAATACCGTGAAGGTTTACCATTGGGTGTGATGTATTTATCAGCGTCTTCTTTGATTGC